TGAAATGAATGCTGCTGATTTAAAGTATTTGATGAATGTTTGCAAGCTTTCCATTGACAAGGCTGGTGTAAGACCAGCTTTGGAAATGATTCATTGTAAGCTGATTCAAAATCAGATTACAGCAACATCACTTGATGGTTATAGACTGCACAGTGTAACTGTACCATGTGATCATGCAGGTGAAGGTCATGAGTTCCTAATTCCAGTTGTAAAGGTACCACCAAAAGTGAAATCAGTCATTGTTGAAGTTCTTGATGAAGAAGTGATTTATGACTTCTTAGACAGTAAGCAAGTAATCAAGGTGAATGAGGGGGAATTCCCAAATCTTGATCAGCTGCTACCAAAAGATGATCCAGCTTTCAGCATCCATGTGAATCCAAAGTACATGGAAGATGCTTTCAAAGCTTTAAGGAATCATGAAACAGTGAAAATTGAATTTTATGGTGAAACCAATCCAATTATTGTGAAGCACCATGAAGATTATGCTTTTGTATTACCTAAGAAAGTAAACGAAAACAACTATTAAAAATTGAAAGGATATGGTGAAAAATTATGAGTAAAGCATGGGAAAAGTTTGATAAGGCAATTGACGTTGAAGGACTTCAGAAGGATGTGCAGGAAGCTGCAGAAAACAATCAGAGTTTTGAGGAAGTACCACATGGAACATATGAAGTGAAAATTGAAAAGCTGGAACTTAATGAATCAAAAGCAGGGGATCCAATGGTGACTTGCTGGATGCGTATTCTTGATGGGAAGTTCAAGAACAGCATGATCTTCATGAACCAGGTCATCACACAAGGGTTCCAAATCCACATTGCAAATGAGTTTCTAAGAAGCTTGGATCCAGGAATAGATGTGGAATTCAAAACCTATTCACAGTATGGTGAACTGCTGATGGACATCCATGAAGCCATTGATGGTGAACTTGAATACCTTCTTAAATATGATCAAAACAAGAAGGGTTACAACACCTTTTCAGTTGAAGAAGTCTATGAAGCATAATGACTAATCAATCAGTGGGGAAGAATCTTTCTTCCCCACTGAAATATAACTTGAAAGGTGGGTGAGAAAAAGTATGTTGCATTTTATTGACTTTGAAGTGATGCTGCACAATTGGTTATGTGTCATCATCAATCCAGTATCTAAGACAAAGAAAATTATTGTTGATGATCCAGGTGAATTGGAAGATTATTATAAAAAGGCTAAGGATGAAATATTTGTTGGCTTCAATATTCGTGGTTATGACCAATGGATCTTTAAGGCAATACTTGGTGGATTCAATCCAAAGAAGATGAATGATCATATCATTGCACAAAACAAGTCACCATATAAGTTTTCATCAACATTGAATAAGATACCTATTAATATCTTTGATGTTATGCCAAATCCACCAGTCAGTTTGAAAACTCTGGAAGCATTCATGGGTGGAAGTATTACAGAAACAACCATCCCATTTGATTATCCTGATCCATTAAATGATGATCAGATCCAGGAATTGATTGATTATTGTACTGCTGACGTTGAAGCAACTATGGAAGTATTCCTGAAGCGCAAAAGGGAATTTGATTCCCAAATGTCATTGATCAAGACCTTTGACTTGCCACTGAATTATATTGGCAAGACACAAGCACAACTGGCAGCCATTATCCTTGGTTGCAATAGGGTGAATTACAATGATGAATGGGAAATCAGCATCATTGATACGTTAAGGATCAAGAAATATAAGCATGTGGTTGACTGGTACCAAGATTCAAAGAACAAAGATTATGATAAGGCATTGGAAACAGAAGTTGCAGGGGTTCCACACACATTCAAATGGGGTGGATTACATGGTGCAGTTGAAAAGTATCATGGCACTGGACAGATCCTTCATGTAGACGTGGCTTCATTCTATCCAGCCATAATGATTGAATATGGATTGCTTTCCAGGGCAGTAAGAAACCCTGATGATTATAGAAAGATCAGGGATAAACGATTGGAATACAAGAAAGAAAAGAACCCACTGGAAGCACCTTATAAAATCATCCTGAATGGAACCTATGGGATCAGTAAGGACAAGTTTTCACTGGCTTTTGATCCAAGAAGGGCAAATGAAGTTTGTGTGAATGGTCAGCTGCTTCTTTTGGATCTGATTGAACACCTGGAAGTCATAGAAGGGTTTGAACTGATCCAGTCAAACACTGATGGATTGATCATAAAGATCCCTGATACAGATGAAGCCTTTGAACAGGTGGATGACATTTCATATGAGTGGGAAACACGCTGCAGAATGGGATTGGGGTTTGATTACATCAAAGAAATCTATCAGAAGGATGTGAACAACTACCTTTTCATTGAAATGAATGGTGATATTGAAAGAAAAGGTGGCTATGTGAAAGAAAATAACGAACTGGACAATGACCTTCCAATCATCAATGAGGCTTTAGTGAATTACATGGTCAATAAAGTTCCAGTTGAAGAAACAATCAATAATTGTGAAGATATAGTTCAATTTCAAAAGGTTGTGAAGCTTTCAAACAAATATAAGTATGTAAAGCATAACAACGAAAGGAAAACAGATAAGGTGTTTAGGGTGTTTGCTTCCAAGGATCCAAAGGATGGGAAGATTTTGAAGGTTAAAGATAAAGTGAACAGGACAACTGGCAGATCTTACAATTCTGAAGAAAAATTTGCAAACACACCTGATAGATGTTTCATCATGAACGGTAATTTAAGTGATGTGAAGATTCCAAGAAAGCTTGACAAGGGATGGTATATCAAGCTGGCAACCAAAAGACTGGATGACTTTGGAATCAGTTCACAGCTTGAATTATTCAAAGACTTTGGGAGTGATGGTTTAGATGCAGTTATTCAAAGGATATATTGAAACGAAAAATAAAAAAGCAGCAGAGAAGTTCAAAGGAAGAACTGACTTCAAAACCTTGGAAGAAGTCAAGGATCTTTCTGAATATGCTGGCATCCTGAATGATGAAACTATTTTGATTGACATTGATGACCAGGAACAAGCTGAACTGATGATGGACATTGTAGAAGCAAGGCAACTTGACTGCAGAGTGCACCAAACAACTAGGGGTAAACACTTCCTATTCAAAAACAGCGGGGTTGATAAGAACGGAACCCACAAGAACCTTGCTTGTGGTATCACTGCTGACATTAAGATTGGAAGCAGAAATTCCTATTCAGTTCTGAAGTTTGATGATAAAGAACGATTTATTGAATGGGATGTTGAACCAGGTGTTGAATATCAAGAACTTCCAAAATGGATGTTTCCAGTGAATACAAATGTTGACTTCTTTGAAATGGAACCAGGTGATGGAAGAAATCAGGCTTTATTCAATTACATTCTTACACTTCAATCATCAGACTTTACAGTAGAAGAAGCAAGGGAAACCATCAAAATCATCAATGATTATGTGTTGAAGGTTCCGCTGAAAGAATCAGAACTTGAAGTTGTTTTAAGGGATGATGCTTTCAAGAAGCCTATATTTTTCAAAGGGAACACGTTCCTGTTTGATAAGTTTGCAACCTATATCAAGAACAATAATTATATTAAACGGATAAACAACCAGCTGCACCTTTACAGGGATGGGATCTATATCAGTGGTTATTCAGAAATTGAAGCTGAAATGATCAAGCACATTCCACACCTGAACAGAGCAAAGAGAAATGAAGTAATTTCATACCTGGAAATCATGATCAGAGATAACACACCAACAACGGATGCCAAGTGGATTGCTTTCAATAATGGACTTCTAAACCTATATACAGATGAATTTGTTCCATTCAGCAGTGATCACATTATCACCAACAAAATTGATTGGGATTATGATCCTAATGCTTATGATGAACTGACTGATCAGACACTGGACAAGATTGCTTGCAAGGATGAAAAGATCAGGATGCTGCTTGAAGAAATGGTGGGATATTGTCTTTTCAGAAGAAATGAACTTGGAAAGGCTTTCATTCTTACTGGATCAGGATCCAATGGTAAGTCAACCTTCCTGAATATGCTGAAGAATATGCTTGGAAAAAGGAACGTGTCATCCCTGGATCTGAAGAAGTTGAATGACAGGTTCAGCACAGTCATGATGTATGGGAAGCTTGCCAACATTGGTGATGACATATCAGAAGAATTTATCACTGATTCAGCTGACTTCAAGAAGATTGTCACTGGTGAAACCATTGATGCAGAACAGAAAGGGCAACCAAAGTTTGAATTTGAACCTTATGTGAAGCTTCTATTCAGTGCCAACAACATTCCAAGAATCGGTAAAGGGAAAGATTCATCTGCCATATTAAGAAGGCTGATCATTGTTCCCTTCAATGCTAAGTTCAGCAGCACTGATCCTAATTATGTGCCATTCATAGGTGACAAACTGAAGAACCAGGAATCCATTGGTTACTTGATCAAGTTGGGTGTGGCAGCACTTAAAAGGGTTCTTGAAACAAGAAACTTCACAGTTTCAGAACATGTTCAAAGAGAACTTGAAGATTATGAAGAAGAAAACAATCCAATCATTGGGTTCTTCAGGGAAACAGATATTGATGAAATTGAGAATGAACCAACAAATGATGTTTACAAAAGATATTCTGTCTATTGTTCAGAAAACAATTATCATCCAGTTTCCAAGATTGCATTTTCAAAGGAAGTGAAGAAATACTTTGGATTTGAAATCATTGATAAGAAAGTGGATGGGAAAAAAAGACGGATCTTTGTTGGTGAAGAATAAGAAAGGATGGATCAGATGGAAGATAAATGTGTTTGTTGTGGTGAATATGTTCCTGAAGGCAGACAGGTTTGCACAAATTGTGAAACAGTGCATGGTGTCCAGTGGATCAACAATAAACTGCATCAAGTTTCAAAGGTTGAACTTCATTCAGGAATATGTGACACACTGAATGACATCTATGAACGGAAAAATCATGACTATGGTGATTCATTTGCAAAGCTTAGAAATGAACTTCCAAATGCAATCCTGGTCAGGATCTATGATAAATATTCAAGACTGAAAACATTAATGCAGGGTGCAGACCAGAAGGTGAAAGATGAATCCATTGATGACACACTGATTGATCTTGCAAACTACTGCATCATGGAACTGGTGGAAAGGAAGGTAAAAAACTATGAAAATAAATGAATATCAACAAGCAGCACTTAGAACAGCAAGCAGCATGGAACCTGAAGATCTGATTTTGAATGGTGCTTTGGGTTTATGTGGTGAATCAGGTGAAGTGGCTGATGTAGTTAAGAAGCATAAGTTCCAAGGGCATGACCTGGACAAGCAGAAGATCATCAAAGAACTTGGGGATGTTTGCTGGTACATAGCAATCATGGCTGAAGGTTTGGGTGTGGATCTTGAAACAGTGATGCAGTTGAATGTTGATAAATTAAGAAACAGATACCCTGAAGGGTTTGATCCTGATAGGTCAATCAACAGAAAGGATGTGGATTGATGACTGGCAGAAATCCAATGTTCAATGCAAGTGGGTGTAAGGATCCAACAGCTTATGAAGCAGTTGAACATATAACCAAGGAAGAAAAGGAACTGAATGACAGAGTTCACACAGTGATCAAGCTTATTAAGAAGCTTATTGATCTGACTGATCTTGAATTGATCGGAAGGATTCAGATCAAGGATAAGAAAACAGGAAAGGAATTCAGGTGATTAGTGATGGATAGACTGAAGCAGTTTGATGAAATAATGGGGAAATACATCCCTGATGAATTTAGAACTTATTTAATTGAAAATGGTTTTTTCAAAGCACCTGCATCCAAAGGTCATCATGGTGCTGAAGAAGGTGGATTGTTTGATCATAGTTATGCAGTGGCAGCAACCCTGAAGGATCTGACCAAAGCAAACAGATTGAAGTGGCAACATCCAAGATCACCAGTGGTGGTTGGAATGTTCCATGATCTTTGTAAGATTGATCAGTACAGATTGGTTGTAGATGATCCAGGAAGGGAAATGTTTGGTGGTGAGATCCAGGGAAAAACCATCAAGATTGAATACAATGATGACTTCCTGATCCCTGGTCATGGTGACAAGTCGGTGATGTACCTGGCAAGTCATATGAAGTTGACTGAAGAAGAAGTGTTGTGCATCCGTTGGCACATGGGTGCATTTGATAACAAGGACAACTGGAAATATTACAGTGCAGCAGTCAGAAAGTTCCCAAATGTACTTTGGACACATCAAGCTGACATGATAGCAAGTCAAGTGGAAGGAGTGTAAACAATGATGGAATTTTTTACAGACAAGATTCACAAGGCAAGGAAAGTTCATAAATGTGAATTATGTTGTCAGAAAATTTCAATAGGTGAAAACTATCATAGACAGAGTGGGAAGTATGAAGGTGATTTCTTTGATAGATGCTTACATGATCATTGTGAAAATATAATTTCAACATTTTGCAGTGAAAATGGTGAAAGTGAATATTCACCTGATTGGATAACAGATTGGTTATCAGATCTTTATTGTTATAGTTGCGAACAGAAAGAAGATTGTGAAGTTGAAATTCTTCAATGTAAATTAATTCTTAATAACTTTATAAATAACAGTAGTAGTGGTGGAAAGGTTCAAGAAAAGCCTTAAAAGTTCAAGGTGGGTTCACCTTTTTAGCATCTATCTTGAACCGTTGCAAATCCTTATATATCAAGGGGTTGCAGGGTGTGGGTTCAAGAAGTTCAAGGTGTTTATAACTTCTTTTATAGGTACTTATATTATATACAATTACTATTAATTCTTATTATATATAATATATAAAAATAAAGAGTATAAGGGAAAAAAGGTGAACCTTGAACCCAAATTTGATGAAAAACGTTGATATTACTGACTTTGAAGGGGTTCAAGATAGATGATTTTAGCTTGAACCTTGAACCAAAGGTGAACCATATATGAGCTTATGTGTAATTTTTAGATGAAAGGACTGATAATGTGAGTGATATAAGTAATGTAAATGAAATCATAGAAAAAACAGCACAGGCTGTTGTGTCAGAATTAAAGAACAACGGATTGTTGAAGGATCGAAAGCAAACACCATATCAAAAGACTGAAACCCTTTTGTATAACTATAATGATTTTAAGGAAGCAGTTGAAGATAAGTATAAGCAGATTGAAACGATCCAGGAAGAAGGGGTTCCAAAGAAATCAGCAAGCATCACCAGTTTTTCAGGTGAACAGGTTACTTATGTGAAATCAGAAGCTGAAAAGGCTGAAGAAATGATCTATGCTATTGAACAAAGCATCCAGGTCACATGTAAGTTCATCAATGTCATTGATGCTGCACTTGATAGTCTTTCAAATGATCCTTACTTTGAGATCATACCCATGAAGTATTTTGAAGGAAAGACCAGGGAAGATATTGCAGGCTTCTTTGATTGTGATGTGAAAACAGTCAGCAGAAACAAGAACAGGCTGATCAATAAGCTGCAGATTAGATTGTTTTCAGATGAATTCATTTATCAGATCTTTAATTAAGGGGTTGATGACGTGAACAGGAAACAAAGACGTGCCAAGGGGATCAAGGAAAAGGAACCAGTGATCAACATCAAAGCAAGTGAGATTGAACAGATCAAGAAGGATGCACTGTCCAAAGCCATTGATACCAGTTTCATTTTGATGTTAGGAATTCCATTGCTTGCCTTGCGTGATGAATATGGTTTTGGTAAAGTAAGACTTGAAAGGTTGATGGATCGGATGCTTGAAATATATGATTCATTCAATCAGGACTATGTGACACTTGAAGATCTACATAATACGATCTTTGAAGAAACTGGAGTGAAGATCACCAAGGGTTAATGTCCTATTGATGCCCTTTACACCTTATAACATGTAATGTTAATATAGTATCAGAGATACTATATTAAAAATTAAATTGAAAGAATCTTTGGTTCATCCAGGGGTTCTTTTTTACTTTGAAGGGTATATTCCAGGGTTCCACCTCCTACCTTATGGAATATACCCTTCTCTTATGGAAGGTGGTGATGAAAATGGCAAAGGATAGCTTGACAGTAAATCAGGAAAAGTTTGTCCAGGAACTGATCAAAGGTAAATCCCAAAGGGAAGCATACAGAACAGCCTATCCAAGAAGTGTGAAATGGAAGGATAATGTTGTTGATGTGAAGGCTTCAGAATTACTGAAGGTTGGTAAGGTTTTGGTAAGGTATAATGAACTAAATGATCGGTTGAGAAAAGAAGCTGAAGATGAATGTATTGTTGAAGCTAAGGATGTTTTAAGGGAACTTGCAAGGATAGCATTCACTGACAGAACATCTTTTGCCAAGGTAGTCACTGCACCAAAGCTTATAAGGGTGTGGGATGAAGAAAAAGACCAATATGTTTATGAAGAATCAAAGACAGATTATGATCAGTTTGTTCAGATCATTGATACTGATCAGCTGACAACAAAGCAGAAGTCAGTTATATCAGGTATAAAAAGCACCAGGTATGGAATATCAGTTGAAACCTTTGATAAATTAAGGGCATTGGAAATGTTGGGAAAGACATTAAGCATGTTTAAGGATCAAATTGAAATATCAGGTCAGGTGAATAATCCAATGGAAGGATTGACAACTGAAGAACTGAAGAAGTTGATCTATGATGAATAATTCTGTACTGAATAAGGATCTGATTAAGCTTCATGCCAAGGTAGAACTTGCAAGACGTGAGTTCTTTTTTTATTGCAATCTTAAAGCACCTGATTTTTATAAACCTGATAGAACCTTCCTGGTGGATCTATGTGGTGAACTTCAAGCCTTTTATGAAGATCCTGAATCTGAAATCTTAGTTGTTAATGAACCACCAAGACATGGGAAGTCAAGAACAGCTGGATTATTCGTTGAATGGGTACTTGGTAAGAAGAAAACTGAAAAGATTATGACTGGATCCTATAATGAAACCCTTTCAACTATGTTTTCAAAGAGTGTAAGAAACAACATCCAGGAAATCAAAGTGGATGAAATGAAACCTGTTTACATTGATGTTTTTCCTGAAGTCAGGATCAAACAAGGTGATGGTGCCATGAATCTTTGGTCACTGGAAGGTGGATATAATAATTATCTTGCTACATCACCAACAGGAACTGCAACAGGGTTTGGTGCCACACTACTGATCATTGATGACCTGATCAAGAATGCAATGGAAGCTATGAATGAAGAAGTGCTGCAGAAGCATTGGGATTGGTTCACAAACACTATGCTTTCCAGGCTTGAAGAAGGTGGAAAGATCATCATTATTATGACCAGGTGGGCATCAGGTGATCTTGCTGGACGTGTGCTTGAACATTATAAGGCACAGGGTGCAAACATCAAGCACATCACCATGAAAGCACTTCAGAATGATGGATCCATGCTTTGTGATGAAATCCTTTCAAGAAGATCCTACAATGCAAAGATCAAAGCAATGGGATTGGATATTGCTTCAGCTAACTATCAGCAGGAACCAATTGACATCAAGGGTAAGCTTTACACCAGCTTTAAGACTTACAAGAAGCTTCCAATGGATGAACATGGCAATCTTCTATTCACTGAAATCAGGAACTACACTGACACAGCTGATCAAGGGAATGATTACCTTTGTTCAATTGATTATGGTGTTTACCAGGGTGAAGCCTATGTTCTTAATGTACTTTACACTAAGGATGGAATGGAAGTCACAGAACCAGCAACATCTAAGATGCTTCATGAAGATGGTGTTAATAATGCAGATATTGAATCCAATAATGGTGGACGTGGTTTTGCAAGACAAGTTGAACGGATTCTAAAAGAGAAGTTTAAGAGTAATAAAGCACAGATACATGCCTTTCATCAATCTAAGAATAAGAAAGCAAGGATCCTTTCCAATGCTACTTGGGTGATGAATCACATATATATGCCAATCAATTGGGCAGATCGTTTCCCTGAATATCATGCAGCAATGACCAAGTATCAGAAGGAAGGAAAGAACCTTCATGATGATGCACCTGATGCAACAACAGGTATTGCTGAAAAGATAGGACAGGGAAGCACATTCAGTTTTGACTAAATAGCAAAGGGGTGAATAAACATTGTTTGATTTTAGTGTAATGAACAGCATTAAGAAGATCATTGTCAGTGGTGCCAATACCAGGATGACACAAAAGGAATTTCTTGAAGCTGAAATTAGAAAGTGGAAGAAATCCAGTAAAAGGATCAATATGATCACTGGTGAAAAGTATTATAATTATGAACATGATATACTATCTAGGCAAAGAACAGCTATTGGAAAAGATGGTAAACTGTATGTGGTGGAAAACCTTCCAAACAACAAGATCATTGATAATCAATATGCTAAGATGGTGAATCAAAAGAAGAACTATCTTTTAGGTAAACTTTTAACCTTTGATACAGAAAATAAGAACTATGAAGCTGCTTTGAAGAAGATCTTCAACAGGAAGTTCCACAGAACCCTGAAGAACTTGGGTGAAGATTCCTTGAATGGTGGACTTGGGTGGCTGCATCCTTATTATAATGAACAAGGTGAATTGAAGTTCAAGAAGTTTGAACCTTATGAGATACTTCCATTTTGGAAAGATGCTGAACATACAGAACTTGATTTTGCAGTCAGATTGTATGAAGTTGAAGCTTATGAAGGTATCAAGGAAAAGATCATTGAGAAGGTTGAAATTTACAGTGTGAATGGTATTGAAAGATATGTATTGGAAAATGGGAAGTTGATTCCTGATGTTGAAAACCCTTCAAGCACTTATATGATTGCTGAAAATGATGAAGGCTTCATGGAAGGTTACAATTGGGAACGGATCCCTTTGATAGCTTTCAAGTATAATGCAAAGGAAATTCCACTTATTAATAAAGTTAAATCACTTCAAGATGGAATCAACATCATGCTTTCTGACTTTGAAAACAACATGCAGGAAGATGCAAGGAACACAATCCTGGTTATTGAAAACTATGATGGTGCAAACCTAGCAGAGTTCAGACACAACCTGGCAACCTATGGTGCAGTTAAGGTCAAAAGCATTGATGGTGCAAAGGGTGGTGTTTCAACTCTTACTGTTGAAGTCAATGCTGATAATTACAAAGCCATTGTTGAGATCTTCAAGAAAGCCTTGATTGAAAATGCTATGGGGTATGATGCTAAGGATGACAGAATGAGTGGTACACCAAATCAGATGAACATTCAATCCATGTACAATGACATTGATTTGGATGCCAATGAAATGGAAACTGAATATCAAGCATCCTTTGAAGAATTGCTTTGGTTCATAAACAGTCACCTTGCCAACACTGGACAGGGTGATTTTTCAAATGAAGAAGTCAATATCATATTCAACAGGGATATGATGATGAATGAAACAGAGATCATGGGGATGTTGACTGATGCTGGTGTTGAAATAAGTAATGAAACATTGCTTGGTCAAGTTCCTTTTGTTAGTGATGTTGGAAAAGAACAAGAAAGGCTGAAGGAACAGAAAAAAGAAGTCATTGATGATTATGCCAATGCTTTCAATCCAGTAAAGCCTTCAGGCAGTGAAGAAGGTGATGGTGATGAAGAATAATGGTTACTGGCAACGTCGGATGGAACTTCTTGAAGAATCACAGATCAAGAAAGGTGAAAGCTACCTGAAGGATCTTGATGATCAGTACAGGAAAGCATCTAGGGAAATTGAAAGTCAGATTTCTGTTTGGTACAGAAGGTTTGCCAATAACAATAAAATCACCATGACTGAAGCAAGAAGGCTTCTGACAACCAGTGAATTGAAGGAATTCCAGTGGGATGTGAATGAATACATCAAATATGGGAAAGAAAATGCTTTCAATCAACGGTGGATGCAAGAACTTGAAAATGCTTCAGTAAGGGTTCATATTTCCAGGCTGGAAACTTTAAAAGTGCAACTGCAGCAACAGGTTGAAGTGCTTTATGGGAACCAGGTTGATAGTATTGATGATTTGTTGCGTGGTATTTACAAAGATGGATATTATCACACAGCTTTTGAGATCCAAAAGGGTTTCAATATTGGTTGGGATCTTCATTCAATCAATGACAATCAGCTTAATAAGATCCTAAGTAAACCCTGGACAATGGATGGTAAGACCTTCAGTGACAGGTTATGGACAAACAAACAAGCATTGATTGGAAACCTTCAAACACATTTAACACAGTCAGTCATTACAGGTAAAGCACCTGATGAAGTAATAAAAAGATTATCAGCACAATTTGGAACTGATAGGAACAAAGCAGGTAGGCTTGTAATGACTGAATCTGCTGCTTTTGCTTCTGCTGCACAGAAAGATGCTTTCAATGATCTTGATGTGGAACGTTTTGAAATCGTGGCAACGCTGGACAATAACACTTCAGCTATATGTCAAGATCTTGATGGTCATGTATTTGACATGAAGGATTATGAAGTTGGTTCAACAGCACCACCATTCCATCCTTGGTGTAGAACAACCACTGTTCCTTATTTTGATGATGAATTCAGTTTGGGTGAACGTGCTGCAAGGGGTGAAGATGGTGAAACCTATTATGTACCAAGTAATATAAAGTATAGTGACTGGTGTGAAAAGTATGTGAAATAAGGTGGTGATCAAATATCTTCCCTGATCCTTGGGTTAATGGATCATCAAGGTGTTTCCATATTGGAAACACCTTTTATATCGTCACTTTGGTATTGTCGGACGTAAACTGACAAGACAAATAACGTGGACTGAACCACGAAAAAACAATGTATTTGAAAGGATGGATGGAAAATGAAAAAAGAAGATTTCTTGAAACTTGGATTAACTGAAGAACAGGCTGATAAAGCAGCTGCAGCATCTGCTGAAGAATTGAAAGGTTTTATCCCAAAGGTAAGATTTGATGAAGTGAATGATGCCAAGAAACAACTGGAAACTGACATCAAGACCAGGGATAAGCAATTGGAAGATCTGAAAGCAGTTGATGCTGAAGGTTTGAAAGCGCAAATTGAAAAGCTTCAAGGTGAAAATAAAACTGCAAAGCAAAAGTATGAAGCTGATCTGAAGAAAATCCAAATGGACAATGCAGTTGAAAAAGCTTTGATGAGTGTAAAAGCAAAGAACATCAAAGCAGTGAAGGCACTTCTTGATCTTGAAGATGCAGAATTGGATGGTGAAACCATTAAAGGGTTGGATAAGCAGCTGCAAAAGCTTCAAGAAGGTGAAGATTCAAAGTTCTTGTTTGATGTTGAAACTAAGAACCCAAATCCCTTCAAGGGAACCAAGCCTGGTGAACGTAAAGATAAGACACCTGGAACAGTAACTAAAGAGCAATTTAACAAGATGGGTTACAAAGAGAGAATTGAATTGTATAACTCAAATAAGGATCTATATGATTCCTTAACAAATCAAGAATAAGAAAGGATGGTAATTTAATATGCCACAAACAAAGTTAAGTAATTTAATCAATCCTGAAGTTATGGCGCAGATGATCAGTGCAAAACTTCCAAAGAAAATCAAGTTTTCAGCTATTGCCAAAATTGACAACACACTTGTAGGTAGAGCAGGTAACACAATCACAGTTCCAAAGTTTGCTTACATTGGGGATGCTGAAGATGTAGCAGAAGGGGTTGCAATGGGTACAACTGTACTTACTGCTTCAACTACTACTGCAACAGTTAAGAAAGCAGGTAAAGCCATTGAAATGACAGATGAATCTGTATTGTCAGGATATGGTGATCCAGTTGGTGAAGGAACAAATCAGCTTACAATGGCTATTGCTGCAAAGGTAGATAATGACTGTCATGATGCACTAATGGATGCAACGCTTAAATATGATGGTAAATCTGCTGTTATTGGTTACACTGGTATTGTGAATGCAGTTGATTTATTTGAAGATGAATCAGATATTCCTACTGCAAAGATCATGTTTGTACATCCAAAACAAGTTACACAGCTTAGATTGGATGCAGATTTCAAAGACATCAACAAATATCCAATGCAAACAGTGATGACTGGTACAATTGGTGAAGTTGCTGGCTGTCAAATCGTACCTTCTAAGAAAATCAAACTTGTTAAGTATGAGAAGGACAATGACACTGGGACAATCACAATTGTTGCTGATTCAGTTGATGAAGATGCTACAAACAAACACCTTTCAACCATCATGGCACAAGCTATTGATAATACTTTAGATGTTGGTGATAAGGTTGCAGAGGTAACTGAATATTGGGCAAATCCAATTGTTATTACAGCACTTGCTGATCCAAATGAAGCTTCAAATGCAGATGGGTTTGAAGAAGAATCACCAGCAATCACAATTTACATGAAGCGTGATGTTGATACTGAAGATGATCGTGATATTCTTGCTAAAACAACTGTTGTTTCTGCAGATGAACACTATACTGCAGTATTGTCAAATGATTCAAAGGTTGTAATTGGCAAGTATAAGAAAACGTAGGTGATAACTTATGCTATTAAGAAGATATAGGGATAGACGTGGTAGTGTAAAAACAGCAGCTGAAGTTGAATCAGCTGCTGTTCCTGTTACTGAAGAAGTAAATCTTGAAGAAATGACAGCTGAAGAACTGAAAGCTTATGCTGAAGAAAATGGAATTGACATTGGAAAGGCAACCAGTCAAGAAGGTATTCTGAAAAAGATCCAGGAAGCAGCTGAAGAACAGGAACCTGAAAATGAAGTAACTGAATAAAGGATGTGATGATAATGCTTGAAGATGTAACAGCAAGACTGGATTCATTTGGTTACACAGTGACTGAAGGTGACAGTTGGGTGCTTGGTTTCATCATCACAAAAGTTGAAAATCACATCAAGTCAGATTGTGGTGTATATGATGCGACAACTAAAACAATTGTGATTCCTGAAGGACTTCACAATGTTGCAGTGGACATGGTTGTTGGTGAATTTTTATTGGGTAAGAAGTCAACTGGACAGTTGACAGGGATTGATATTTCAGCAATGGAAAAGAGTATTCAGGAAGGTGACACCACTGTTACTTTTGCAATTGGAAGTGGTGATAAAACACCTGAAAAAAGGCTGGATGAATTGATCTTGTTTCTGATGGAATATGGAAAGGGAAGCTTTGCTTCATACAGGTCATTTTCATGGTAAGTACAAGGAAAGCACTTGAAAAGCTTTGGAAAGGCACCTGCACCATCCACATCAGACAAGAATCACAGGATCCAGTGACCAAAAGAATGGGGTTTGATGAAATCCCTGTTTACACTGATCAACCTTGCAAACTGTCCATTGAAACCATTACCACAACCAATGAAAACAGCAATGCTGCTGAAATAGTCCAAAAGGTGAAACTGTTCATTGCACCTGAAGTTGACATTCCACCTGGATCCAAGGTCACTGTCACACAGAATGGAAAAACTGCTGACTATGAAAAGAGTGGTGAACCTGGTTTGTTTACCAATCATCAGGAAGTGGTGCTGGATCTGTTCAAGGGGTGGTCATAATGGTAAAATGGGGAAGGGTTGATTACAGACAATTCCAGGAACTTCAAAAGAGAATGGAAAAGATGCAAGAAGTCGCTAAGAAGGAATTCTTTGAAGCTGCAGCCAAGGAACTTGCAGCAAGGCTTCTTGCTAAGGTGATCAAACGGACACCTGTTGGTCAATACCCTGCTGGAACTGGAAAGAATGGTGGAACATTAAGACGTGGATGGACTGGTGGGAAACGATCATCAGCAGCATCATTTGTTGATTCTATGCAGATCAGCAAGATGGGAAACACTTATCAAATTGAGATCATCAACCCTGTTGAATATTCTTCTTATGTTGAATTTGGACATAGGACAAGGGATCATAAGGGTTGGGTTCCTGGAAGGTTCATGTTGACCATTTCTGAACAGGAAATTGATGCACAGAAGGAAAAGATCCTGGAAAAGAAGCTGACTAAATACTTGGGGGAATTGTTCAATGATTAATAACTTAATAGATGGTATATCCATTAAGCTGAACCAAGTATTTGGTGATGGTATAAGGATATACAGTGAAGATGTGAAGCAGGGTTTGACTGAACCTTGTTTTTTTATTGCTGTTCTGAACCCATCCAATGATCAGTTGATTGGATCAAGATCCTTCAGACAGCATCCATTTGATATTCATTACTTTCCTGAATCACAGGGAAGTAATTTGGAACTTCAGACAATGGCTTCAGATCTTTATGAAGCCTTAGAAACCATTACACTGATTGATGGTGACATGGTTCGTGGAACCAAGATGAACCATGAAGTGGTTGATGATGTTCTTCACTTCTTTGTGAACTTTGACATGTTCATCAGGAAAGTGGAAGTTCCAGGTGATCCAATGGAAACCTTGACAGTCAATAACAATGTGAAAGGGTGATGATATTGGCAACTAAGAAACAAGATGAAGCACCTGAAGTTGCTGTTTATACAAAAGAACAGCTTCTTTCAGCTAAGAGATATAAACACAAACAAGACGTTTTGAACGTTCAATTGAAAGCTGATCAGAAGTACACCATTGAACAAGTGGATGATCTGATTGAGAAATTTAAAAAAGTGAAAGGATAGGTGAAATAATATGGCACTTGGTGGTGGTACGTTCGTAACTCAAAATAAAGTGTTACCTGGTACTTATATTAATTTCATCAGCGCACTGAAAGCTTCAGCCACGCTTGCAGATCGTGGTGTGATTGCTTTACCCATTGAATTGGATTGGGGTGTTGATGATGCAGTGTTCACAGTCACCACTGAAGATTTTCAAAAGAATTCACTGAAGATCTTTGGTTATGATTACACACATGAAAAATTGAAAGGTTTGCGTGATCTGTTCAAGAACATCAGAACTGGTCACTTCTATAAGCTGATGAATAGTGGTGATGCTGCAGCAAACACTTATTGCACAGCAAAATATAAGGGTGTTCGTGGTAATGATCTAACAGTTGTCATTGCAGAAAATGTGGATGATGGAACAAAGATGGATGTTTCAACTTACCTTGGATCAACTTTGGTGGATCAGCAGACAGTGCTTCCTGATACAGATAATCTTGAAGATAACGATTATGTGACTTGGAAGGCTGGTGTGACTTTGGTTGCAACTGCTGGACTTGAATTGACAGGTGGATCTAATGGTTCAGCTGTTTCAGGAACTGAATATCAAGATGCACTGGATGCTTTTGAAGCATACAGTTTCAACACACTTGGTTGCTTGTCAACTACATCAGAGATCATTGATCTTGTAGTTCAGTACACAAAACGCTTGCGTGACACAGTAGGAATGAAATTCCAGGCTGTCGCATATAGGGCTGAAAATGCAGATTATGAAGGTGTGATCAGTGTTGAAAACACTGTTTCTGATGCTGGTGCATTGGCATCATCCCTGGTATTTTGGGAAACAGGTTCTGCAGCAGGAACAGCAGTCAACAAGTCACAAACGAACAAAGTTTATGATGGTGAATTTACACCAGTGACAACTTACAAGCAATCTGAACTTGAATCTGCACTTGAAGCTGGAAAGTTCATCTTCCATAAAGTTGGGGATGATGTCAGAGTGCTTGAAGATATTAATACCTTCACAACGGTTACTGATGAAAAATCCAGTGACTTCAGCAGCAATCAAACCATCAGGGTTCTTGATCAGATTGCCAATGACATTGGTACACTGTTCAATACCAAATACCTTGGTCAAGTTCCAAATGATGCTGATGGACGTATTTCATTATGGAATGACATTGTGACACATCATCAACAGCTTCAGGGGATCAGAGCAATTGAAAACTTTGAACCTGATGACATCACAGTTGAAGCTGGATCCACTAAGAAAGCTGTTGTGATCAATGATGTTGTGACACCTGTTAATGCAATGGCGCAACTGTATATGACAGTTGTAGTTGAATAAGAAAGGGGTGTAATTGATTATGGCAAATATCATGAATGCTAAGGATGCAGTCAGTGCTTCCCTTGCAAAATGCTTTGTGACCATTGAAGGTAACAGATATGAGTTCATGCAGGCAATCAACCTGGAAGCAAATTTTAATAAAAGCAAAACCAAGGTTCCCATCTTAGGGAAAACTGGAAAAGGTAATAAATCAACTGGATGGGATGGTGAAGGGAATGCAACCTTCCACTACAACACAAGCATCTTCAGAAAGCTGTTAAAGAGATATAAAGACACTGGTGAAGATGTTTATTTTGACATTCAAGTGACCAATGAAGATCCAACATCTTCAGTTGGCAGACAGACAGTAGTGTTGAAGGATTGTAACCTTGACGGTGGAATACTTGCCAAGTTTGATGCTGATGCTGAATACTTGGATGAATCCATTGACTTTACTTTTGAAGATTTTGAAATGCCTGAAGAATTTACTAATCTTTCAGGAATGCAGTAATTAAAAGGAAGGATGATTGAAGAATGGGAAATTTATCAGGATTTTTAGCACAGAATGCTAAAAAAGTGGAAAATATTAAGCATGTTGTTTCAAAACGGTTTATGGATGATGATGGAAAAGCCATCCCTTGGGAAATCCGTTGTATTACTTCCACAGAAGATGAAGCATTAAGAAAAGCTTGCACAAAGCGTGTTCCAGTACCAGGGAAAAGGAATCAATTCACACAAGAAACTGACTTCAACCTTTACCTTGGGAAACTGGCTGCAACTTGTACAGTGCATCCAAACTTGGATGATGCTGAACTTCAGAATTCATATGGTGTGATGGGATCAGATACACTTCTGAAAACCATGTTGACACCTGGTGAATATGCTGACTATCTGACTAAGGTTCAGGAAGTCAATGGATTTGAAGTAAGCTTTGAAGAAACGGTTGAAGAAGCAAAAAACTAATAAGTGAAGGTGATTTTGAAGCAAACATTGCTTATTATTGCCTTCACAAATTTCATATGACACCATCACAGTTTCTGCAGCTTGAAAGACAAGAACGTGCCTTCATTGTGGCTGCAATAGAAATCAAGATGGATGAAGAAAAGAAGAATCAAAAGAAAGTTAAAAAACCAAAGAAATGATAGCAGGGTGGTTCCATCAGTGACTGTCCTGCTAAATTTTTTCTATAAAAGGCAGGTGAGATCATGGCAACAATTAGAACTGCAATTCAAGTCACTGATGGGATGTCACCAGCATTCAAAAGCATGAATAAAGCCATGAATATGGTTTTAAGTAGCTTTGAATCATTGCAGAGTGCATCCAGTAATTCCATTGATACATCATCCATTCAAGCTGCAAGGGCAGAATTAAACAGAACAGAAAGGGCAACCAATGATGTTGAACAAGAAATCAGGGAAGCAGATCAAGCACAACAGCAATTTAATGATGAAATGAACAGATCATCAGGATTGATGAATAAGCTGAAAAGTGCTGCAATTACTTTTGGTGCTGCCTTTGGTGTAAAACAGATCCTGAACCTGTCTGATTCAATGTCACAAACAACAGCAAGATTAGATCTGATGAATGATGGACTTCAAACCACTGCAGAACTTCAAGACATGATCTTGCAGTCAGCAAACAGATCCAGGGCTGCATATAGGGGAACTGCAGACATAGTTGCCAAGTTAGGGCAAAGGGCAGGGGAAGCTTTCAGTTCTAATGAAGAAACCATTGCTTTTGCTGAAGCTTTGAATAAATCGTTTGTCATTGCTGGTGCAAGCCAACAGGAGATGGCTTCTGCAAGCTTACAGTTGACACAAGCACTTGGTTCAGGTGTATTACGTGGTGAAGAACTCAATGCAGTATTTGAATCAGCACCAAACGTGATTCAGACTATTGCAGATTACATGGATGTTCCAATTGGACAGATCAGGAACATGGCTTCAGAAGGCATGATCACTGCTGATATTGTAAAAAATGCAATGCTTTCATCCACTGATGCAATAAATCAGCAATTTGAATCTATGCCAATGACATTTGCACAGGTTGGAACCATACTTGGAAATACATTACTTCAAACTTTTGAACCAGTGATCCAGGGTATTGGAAAAGGCGCACAGTTCATTTATGATAATTGGTCAACCCTGGAACCAATCTTTTGGGGTTTGGTCACTGCAGTGGGTGCTTATGCAGCCATCACAGGTGTTCAGACTGCTGCAACATGGCTTTCAGTTGCTGCTAATAGGGCATTGATTGTAACCATGCTATCAAATCCAGTCATGTGGATTGCACTGGCAATTGGTGTGCTTATTGGAATGATCTATAAGTGGGTTCAATCCGTTGGTGGTTTGGAAGTAGCTTGGAAGATTGCAATGAATGGGATCCTGACTGGTTGGGATTGGGTGAAGATAGGATTTTTCACAGGTGTTTATTGGATCCTGGATCTTTGGGATAAGATGAAGCTTGGAATGATGACAGCTGGTGTCGGCATCACAAACTTCATGGGTGACATGAAAGCAAGTGTGCTGATGATCCTGCAGAACATGGTCAATGGTGCCATAGACATCATCAATGGCTTCATAGACACGTTGAATAAGATCCCTGGTGTTTCTATCGACACCATCAACAATGTTACTTTTGGAACCAATGCACAGCTTCAGAATGAAGCAGAAAAGACTGCAAGGGAAGCTGCACTAGATGCTTACAGAAGTGAAATTGAATCAGGCATGGCTGATCGTGATGCAAAGCTGATCCAAATGCAGGATGATGCAAGGACAGCAACTGCAGCAAGACAAGCTGAAATTGACATTGCAAAAGCTGAAGCACTTGCAAAGCAAAGTGATCCAGGTGGGTTTGCTTTTGATGACATGGCTTATAATATGGCTGACACAGCTTCAAATACATCAAAGATGGCAAATTCAATGGATGCAAGTGAAGAAGAATTGAAATATTTGCGTGAAATGGCTGAACAGGAAGCTATTAATAGATTTACAACAGCAGAAATCAAAGTTGAAATGGGTGGAATTACTAACCAGGTAAGTAGTGAAACAGATCTTGATGGAATGGTCACATACCTGGAAGATAAACTTTATGAAACTATGGTTGTTGCTGCAGAAGGGGTACATGACTAATGGCATACATTGTTTATATGGATGGTGTTGCTTTACCAGTCACACCTTCCAAGATACAAATGAAAATTAAGAACCAAAACAAGACCATCAACCTGATCAATGACGGTGAAGTGAATATCTTGAAATCAGCAGGACTGACTGACATCACCTTCACTGCTATGATCCCACATGTGAAATATCCCTTTGGATATTATCCTGGTGGCTTCCAGGGTGCTTCATATTACCTGGATAAACTTGAACAGTTGAAAGTGGATAAAGAACCATTTCAGTTCATTTGTTCCAGGACTTCACCTGGTGGGAAATTGTTGTTTGATACCAATTTGAAGGTGTCAATTGAAGATTACAGTGTTGATGAAGATGCTTCAGATGGTCAATCACTGAATGTGTCAATCAAACTGAAGCAGTGGAAAGATTATGGAACTAAGACGGTTAAAATTGAAACAAGGGTATTAAAAAGCGTTGCAAGTGTTCAAGAAGAAAGATCCACTGAAACTGCACCTAAACCAAAGACCTACACAGTCAAATCAGGTGATACCCTTTGGAACATTTCAAAGAAGAACCTTGGTAATGGTGGCAAATACAGTGAAATTGCTTCCCTGAATGATCTTTCAAATCCAAACTTGATTTTCCCTGGTCAAGTGTTGACCATGCCAAGTTAGGTGGTGGATTATGATTGAATTATTGATTCAGAACGGATCCACAGTATATGAACCTGTTGTTGAAGGATCCATCAAGTGGGAAACAGACAGAAAAGGGCAACCAGGGAAGTTGACCTTTTCAGTTGTACCTGATGGGATCATCAACTTTCAGGAAGGAAATTCAGTCAGCTTCAGGGTGGATGACTTGAAAGTGTTTTATGGGTTTGTGTTCAAGAAGGAACGTGACAAGAATGGCATCATCAAGGTGACTGCTTATGATCAGTTGCGTTACCTGAAGAATAAAGACACCTATGTTTATTCAAACAAAACAGCAGGTGAACTGATTCAAATGATTGCAGCAGACTTCAATTTGAGAACTGGAACCTTGGAAGATACAGGGTTCAAGATTGCATCCAGGGTGGAAGATAACAAAAGTTTGATGGAAATGATCCAAAATGCACTGGATCTGACACTTCAGGGAAAAAACAAATTGTATGTTTTATTTGATGACTTTGGAAGCATCACACTGAAGAATGTGGAATCCATGAAGTTGAACCTGCTGATTGATGATGAAGCTGCTGAAAACTTCAAATATCAATCTTCCATTGATGGTGAAACATACAACAAGATCAAGCTTTCATATGACAATGAAGAAGCAGGGAAAAGGGAAATCTACATTGCACAGGACAGTGCAAGCATGAATAATTGGGGTGTGCTGCAATACTTTGAATCCATTAATGAAGAAGTCAATGGGAAAGCAAAAGCAGATGCCCTTTTGAAACTTTACAATAAAAAGAAACGATCCCTGAAGATCAACAATGCTTTTGGTGATCCAAGGGTAAGGGCAGGATCATCCATTCCAATTAGTTTGAATTTGGGTGATGTTGTCGCAAAGAATTACATGGTGGTTGAGAAAGCAACACACACCTTCAGCAAAGACAATCATGTGATGAATCTGACATTGAAGGGTGGTGTGATTAATGCCTAATTTAATTGAGATCATAAAAATGGCAGCTGTTGATGCAGTGAAAGCATCCAATCCAGCTGCCATTGTATTTGGTACAGTGACAAGCATTTCACCACTTAAAGTCAACATTGAACAAAGGCTGACACTGGATGAATCACACCTGGTGCTTTCAAGCTTGGTCAGTGATTTTGAAGTGGATGTGACACTTAATCATGCAACTGAAAACACTTCAGGTGGTACTGGTGATAGTTCTTTTGCAAGTCATAATCATGCTGTTACTGGCAGGAAAACAATGACCATACACCTTGGACTTCAAGTAGGTGAAACAGTGATGCTTCTGCAGGTCCAAGGTGGGCAGAAATATATTATTTTGGATCGGATAAGGTAGGTGATGACATTGATTCCAAAAGTTAATGATGATCTTCAAAATGATTTTGAATATGAAGAACTTCCAAGTAAGACCTTCAAGTTTAATATTTCAGATCAAGTCATCACTGGAAACACTGATGAACTTGAAGCAATGAAACAGGCAATATATCTGATCCTGAACATTGAAAGGTATGAAAACCTGATCTATTCCTGGAATTATGGGATAGAACTTCAGGATCTGTTTGGGAAAGAACTGAATTATGTTCTTCCTGAACTCAAAAGACGGATCACTGAAGCCTTGCTTCAGGATTCAAGGATTACAAATGTGACAAACTTCAACTTTGAAAGAAGTGGAAAAAAGGTTCATGTCACATTCACAGCAGTAACAATATTTGGTGAAGTTCAAGCAGAAAGGGTGGTGAATGTATAGATGTATGAAGATGTAACTTATGAAGTGATCCTTCAACGGATGCTGGATGCTGTTCCTAATACAGTTGATAAAAGGGAAGGATCCATCATTTATAATGCACTGGCACCTGCTGCAGTTGAACTTCAAAACATGTACATTGAATTGGATGTGATCCTGGATGAATCCTTTGCTGATACCCAAAGCAGGACATACTTGATCAAACGTGCAGCAGAACGTAGAATCACACCTGATCCAGCCACAAAAGCAGTTGTGAAGGGTGTATTCAACATAGATGTTGCAATTGGATCCAGGTTCAGTTTGGATGATCTGAACTATGTTGTGACGGAACAGATCACCACAGGGGAATTCAAACTTGAATGTGAAACTGAAGGTGAAGATGGGAACCAACTTGGAACCATCATCCCTATTGATTACATTGCTGGATTGACCAGTTCAGAAATCACTGAAATCTTGATCCCTGGTGAAGATGAAGAAGATACTGAAGTAATAAGGCAACGGTATTTTAATTCATTAGAATCACAGTCCTATGGTGGGAATGTGGCTGATTATAAAGAAAAAACTATGTCATTGGCTGGTATAGGTGGTGTTAAAGTTTATCCAGTGTGGAACGGTGGTGGCACTGTAAAGCTGGTGATTATGAATTCAACTTATAATGTTCCAACAAGTACACTGATTGATTCAGTGCAGACTGCAGTGGATCCAGTTGTGAATGCTGGTGAAGGTGAAGGGTTTGCACCAATAGGGCATGTGGTCACTGTCGAAGGTATTACATCCACAACTGTTGACATTACAACCACCATTACTTATGAGGATGGTTGGTCATGGGTGGATGTTGAACCTTATGTGAATGCAGCTATTGATAATTACTTTGAAGAACTTGCTGCCACTTGGGATGATGAAAACAATTTGATTGTCAGGATCAGTCAGATTGAAACAAGATTACTGGATTTGTCAGGGATCTTGGATATTTCAGGAACAACCATCAACACAATTGCACAGAACCTGGTGCTTGGTGCTGATAGCATTCCAGTAAGGGGTGTTGTAAGTGGATAGAAAATTGATTGACTACTTACCACAAGTGCTGAAGGATGTCAGGGAATATAAGTCCATTGTGGCAGCTGAAGAACCTGAACTGGTGGATCTTTGGACAGCACTTGAAAATGCCTTGAAGGATAACTTCATCAATGATGCCACAGAAAATGGTGTATTAAGACTTGAAAGCATCCTGAAGATCATTCCAAAGGCAGCAGACACTTTGGAAGATAGAAAGTTCAGGATCAAGGCAAGGTTCAATGAACAGCTTCCATATACCTTCAGAACCCTTCAGGAACGGTTGACAACCCTTTGTGGTGAAGATGGTTATACATGTGAACTGTTCAATGACACATATACGCTTAAAGTCAGAATTGAATTAGTTGTGAAAGGTCAATATGATGCGGTTGATGATTTACTTGATCGAATTGTTCCAGCAAACCTGGTGATTGATTTAGATCTAAGATATAACCAACATCATACCCTTTCCAACTTTACGCATGCACAATTAAGTGCTTATACACACAAACAATTAAGAGATGAGGTGATCAGTTAATGGCAAAATCATATACACCTAATTATAATTTAACAAAAGATGATCAGAATGAATTTTATGATGTGGCTGTCCAAAGTGGAAACATGGAATTGATTGATGCTGCAATGAAAGATTTAGATGATGGTAAAGTTGAAAAGATTGAAGGAAAAGGCCT